CAGCACCCTGATCGGCTGTGCAGGTCTGTATCAGTACGCAGTGACGCTTGTACCGCTTCAAAATGCCCACGGACACGCATACCAGTGGCTGGTCATCAATGTCTTCTAGTTCGTGCCATTCATTGTTGTCCAGGCTGTGAGCGTCATGCCACGTCACCTGGACAATGGCTCCGTCTAGTCCAGCCATACCACGTACTCCGCCGCTACCCGGCCTTTGTCTGGGTCAACGAAGTGCAGCCGTTGGCTTGGTATCCCGGTGGCTGCGACGAACTCTCGAGCGTATTCGTTGTGCGACTCCGGGGAGCCTGTCACAAAGATGCGGCCTCCGTTGCTCATTGTCAGCGACATTGGCGTGTGCCAGTGGCCCATGTAGCAATCGTTGAAGTCCTCAATGACTCCACCTGCCCAAGCATTGACCTTGCGCAGGATGCCGAACGCAGGTGTATTACCACCAAAGCTTTTCACCTCATCCCCATGCACCAGCAACGCTGTGTAGTTGCCAATCTTGACAATCTGATACCAAGCATCAGATGACTGCCAATCCTTGACCAAGTGCCCAACCTTATTGCGTGCAATCTCATACGAGATTCGATCTACGTTGTCACCCTTTGGCATTTCGCCATAACGACCAATCCGCCCATGGTTGCCGTATTCGCACACCACGCGCACAGTCTCAAAATTGCTGGCAAGTGTTGTCACCGTTTTGGCAATCAGCCGAGACACCTCAAATAGCTGCTCGTAAAGGTGGCTGTCCACCTCGTACGCCTGCCCAGGAAAAATGCCCATGCCCTCCACCATGTCACCGCCAAGCATCAGCACTGCTTCCCGTACCGGGTGATGTTTGCGTTGAATCTCCGTGATGTGCAGCGCCTTGTCAATAAAGCGATCTATGCGCTGACCGCATGTTTCCGAGCCGTACGACACAGATTTCTTGCCAAGCTGCCAGTCGGTGCAGTGAATCACTGCGACCTCGGCTTTGCCTTTGCGAGTGTCCTTAGTCGGTGGCTTGACCTTGACTGGTGGCGTACCAAGGCTCGCATCCTTAGCGGCCTGATACACAGCCTGAACCAACTCGTCGTTCTTGACCTTGAGCTTGGCGTACTGCTGCTGAGAACGCTTCAGCGCTTCACGCAACTGCTCGAGCGTCTGCTCCTCAGCAATCTCGTTACTTAGAGACATGCTTGCGCCTAAATCGGTAGACAACGTTCCAATCGCACTTAAAGCCGTGTTTGGTCAGTAGCCGGGCTATTGAGTGATTGCTGTAATCCAAGTTGTAAATCAGTTCGTACCATTCTTCGCCGTTTGGCTGTGCATCAATCCAAACGCCTAGGTCGTGCAACCTATTTTGTCTTGGTTCTATTTCGTCGCGTAACGCCATTGTCGTGATCCTCCAGATGGTTGTCAATCTTGTGTTCCACCCTAGTAAGTATCTTGCGGACGTATGCGTGATCGTCAGCATTTTCTTTTCGGGCACGCTCAATGAGGATGGCTGGCAGGACAGCTGCGCAGATGATGGCAATACCGCTAATTAGCGCTACGTAGATTTCGGTTGGCATGCAGGCTCACAAACTGCTGCACTTTTAAGGGTACCTTGTCCCCTGTGTAGTACCTGATGTGCCAAGGCTCGGATTGCAGTTCCCAGCAAAAGCCGTACCAATCAGCGTTAGCCAGCATCCATTTGAGTCGATCTCCGCTGGCATCACTGACATCTACAGCCAAAGCGTAATTGTGCATACTTGAGCCGGGCGTAGCCATTGGGGCCATGCCAGGCTTCAGGTAGTACTTCTGGCCTTTGTATGTGCGTACTGACGTAGTTGGGATAGGTGCTGTGGTGTATCGGGCCATAAAGCCTCGCTCCTGCGTCTCAAGGCTTCTGTACGTGTCTGCGACGCTCGTGGGCTTGAATGGCCTAATCCCGTCAGCGTGCGCAGCTCTACGCATCGCCTCCCACGCCTGAGCCGCCAACGGATGTAATTGCCCATAGGGTCGAATAGTTTTGAGCAGGTAGGCAGGCAATCGGCCCGGTTGCACGCCTCGCAGGTCAGCAGGTAGTACTACTGGCTTGACCGGGTATTTCACTTGCGTCCGTACCGCGTGTCTTTAGTGTTTGCCCAAGCGTAGATCAGTGGCAGTACTGCTGTTATCCCTGCTTTTAGCGCGTTTTCTGCGTTGTAGTTGCTTGTGATAAGCACGGCGGCGCTTCCAGCGACGAAAGCTTTCAACCAATCTTCGAGCATTGGTGCCCACTTCATTCAGGCTCCTGTGGTGGAACAAAGTTTGTGCCATCCCAAGTGTCGCCAATGCCTGCGTATTTGCCTCGGAAATTGGCGTGGTATGAGGTTTGCAACCATTCGCCAATCAAACCAAGTGATGCAATAAATGCTTGACCTATTGGTTCAGATTCAGGAAAGTTGCCGCCTCCGCAATCGTCATTAGAAATAACAATGACTTGTTGAACAATTTGTTGATCATTTATTTGTGCAAAATGAGCCATGTTTACACCTTGAACCTTACGAGCACAATTCCTGAACCACCAGCCGCACCTGCACCAGTAAGAGCTGTAGAACCGCCACCACCGCCACCAGTGTTTGTGGAACCAGCAGAACCACGATTACCGCCACCACCAGAACCGCCTGTACCGCCAGAAGCGCCACCGCCACCGCCACCGCCTGCATAAAAAGTTGTAGATGATGCTTCTCCACGGAAGCTAGAAGCGTCATAACCAGCACCACCGTTACCGCCAGCAGTGCCAGAAGCGTTAGTGCCAACTGCGCCACCGCCACCACCGCCACCAGAACCTTCATTGTCATTACTGCCACCAGAACCACCATCAAAACCTTGGTAGCCAATTCCTGCTGCCGTGAACTGAGCATTACCAGAACCAAAACCGCCGCCGCCGCAGCCACCTGCGCCTGCCCGGAATCTGTCACCACCAGATGAGCCAGTGCCACCGCCAGTACCGCTCAGCGAATTTCGTGACGTGTCAATGCGAGAAGCATTAGATCCCATTGCGCCAACAGCACCACCAGCGCCAATAACTACGCTGGTATTTGCACTTAGGTAAATAGTTTGCGTAATTACGCCACCGCCACCGCCTGCACCTGCATAGCCGGTCGCAGAACGTCCACCACCGCCACCGCCACCAATGGCAAGTACATCAAATAAACCAGCTTTGGTAACAGTCAAAGTGCCTGACGAGGTAAACGTCAGCATTGTGTAACTAACACCGCCAACCGTAATTGTCGAGCTGCTGCCGCCTGTGGCTACACCGTAGCTCGCACCGGCACCGCGAAAAAAGATGGCCGAAGCCGCGCTCGTGAAGTACAGCTGTCCACCCTCCCACTGAGCCAATGCCAAAGAGGCCGCTGTATTGACCGTCGCAGTACCAGCAGTGATTGTGCATGTGCCTGCACCGATGTTGTGGATCCACACGCTGTCACCAGCACCAAACAAACTGTTATTGACAGTGATTGTGGTTGCTCCTGCTGCGTTCATCACGACGCGCTTACCGCCATCCGAAGCCAGCAAAACGTAACTAGCAGTTTGATTATTAACTGGGACGTTGAATGTCGAATTGAGTGCGCTGGCTGTGAGCACAGCACCCGAAACAAATGGGTATGGAGTCGTTGCCATGGTTACCTCATCCTAATACGTTTGTGCCATCAAGTTGACCGTACACCGGGTCATCCAAAATGAGCTGGAACACAACAGTGGTCGGGGCTGTGTAGTACGTAATGCGATGCCCTGACGCAAAATTGATGTTGCCCTCAATGCCCTCAATGCTTAGTTCTGACGTGATGGTTGATAGCCCGGTGATGTCCTTGGTAATCGTGATGGTGTCTCCGATGTCCACGGTGGCAGCCAAAGCGCGCTCAGCGTTATCCAGCAGGGCAAAGTTAGTGCTGACAGCCGTAAAACGTGGGGCAGGCTCAGGCTCCAGCAAATAGTCCGCCAGGTCATCAATCTCGCCTTGCAAATGCAGCAGGCTGTTAGTGATCGACTGCGACTGAATGAAGTACGTGGCCTGACTGCTCAAATCCTCAGCCAGCGCATTTTTACCATCAAGCGCTTGCACGTAGGCACGATTTAGCACGCCATCAGCGTCAAACTCAATCTCCACGTTGTCATACGGTGTGTTCGTACCGTCATCGGCAAACGTAATGACCGAACCGCTCAGCGTGGCTCCAATACGCGGCTGAAACGTAAACACGCCAGCCCGACTCATAAACACACGCCCCTGCTCAGCCTGGTTGATTTGCGTAATGTAGCCCAGCGTGTTTTGCCCGGCATTGAGCGTGTACGAGTTGTCATGGCCCATGTTGACCGTGCCCACGTCAATAGCCGTAGTGCCTGTGTAATTGACTTCTGGCAGCGCTAGAACGGTCTCAATGCGTTCTCCCGAGGTTTCCGCACTCGGGTTGAACGCAGCCATCTGCGTCTGCGCCAGCAGGTAGAAATCGTCTGAGCATTGCACCGCCACCGTGTTGGGGCCAGCCAACGCAAACTCGTAGTTATAGGCCGTGACGTAGCCGACAAACAGGTATTCCGATGATCGGCTCAGCCTGACTCGACGCATAGGTGCAAGGCCCGGCTTGTCGTTGCTTGGGTCGTAATAGGGGCTGGCAGTGTCATACGGCCCAAGGATGCCTGTCTCGTCCGTCATGCGGAAGCTCATCGTCCCGGCACCAAACTGATCGTCAATGTTGCGGCGACCTCGCCTGTAGGCAACCTCGGTCACATACTCAGTAATGTCCGCGTAGGTGGTATTTGGCCCCAATGTGTAACTGGTGTTATTGAGTACGCCTTTGGTTGCGTCATCCAACCTGAATGAGTTGTAGTCAAAGCCTGTGTCAAGCTCGAGCAGGTAATTACCTGATTGGACAACGCTGGCAGCCATGGTTATGCAATCTGTACGTCAAGTGGGCCGCTGCGACGGTTGTACTGTTTCAACGCATTGACAATCGTGTCACCTAGTCGCTCGTCGGCAATGGTGCTGTTGACCGTCACGTTGTACACAGCCTGCTTAGGCGCATACGCCGCGTCCAGCATGGCTGGGACTTCGTAGTAGCGGCTCTTGGGGTCATACACCGAAGGGTCAAACGGCTGCACGGTCATTTGACCGCCACCGCCACCGCGACTGCCACCGCCACCGCCACCCGATGGTGCAGGCAATGTCACCGGGGCAATAGCCGGGATGCTTGGCACTTGAATCATGCGCTCTACTCGATCAGGGCCAGCAGCAGTTACTCCGCCACCGCCGCCGCTTTCACCGATGTTGAAACGCGGCAAATTGATGTCACCCAATGGGTCGATGCTGACACCGGGCAGCAGGTTCAAGCCTTTGATAACGAGGTTTATCATGCTGACGTACGTGTTGGCAATGCTCTCAAAAATGCCGATGATGAAGTTGCCCATGGTGGCGAATGCGTTTTTGACGCTGCCAGTCTTAGCGACCAGCACACCGAAGCCAGCCACCAATAGCGCCACAGCCGTTACGACGAGACCGATTGGGTTAGCAGCCATCGCAAGGTTCAACGCCAACTGAGTCACCGTAATGACCTTCATTACTGCGTTCAATGCGAGAATTGCCCCGGCAAGGGAGCCGACCACAGCCATGACCGCCAGCACTTTGTCAGTGTTGTTTTGTACGTATTGCGCAAAGCGTTGCAGTACTGGTAGCAGGCGCTCGAGGATGGGCAGAAATGCTGCGCCAATAGATTCCTTAGTTTCGCCAATGGTGAGCGACAAGCGCTTCATTTGACCTTCAGCACTGTTGGCAGCCACAGCCGCTGATCCGCCGACCGTACCAGCCACAGCCGCAAACACCTCATCAAGTGACGCGCCTTCTTTGATAAGGCTGCGTACCGAGGGCAGCAACGTGCCCAGCGCCTTGGTATTGCCACCGTACGCCTTGGCGATGGCATCCGTAGCCGTGCCCAAATCAACTCCAGTAGCTGCTGCAATGTCGAGGGCCAGTGTCAGGCCATCCTGTGCCGAAGTCATTTCTCCGGTCACCTGGACAAGCGAGGCAAGGGCTGGGCGTAGCTCATCGTCAGCCACAGCCGCCGACATCATCGTGGACTCAATAAACGCCTCAGCGACCTTGATGTTGGCTTCTCCAGCCAGCGTGTTATTTGTAATGGCCTGGGCGAGCAGGGCTTGTGCTTTTGCGTCCTCAATAGCGGCCTTGGTTGCGTCACCAATAACGACAGCCAGCCCACCAATAGCCGCAGCTGCTGGGATGGCAGCCTTCTTGAGGGCGAACTGGGCTTTGGCGCCAGCGCCTTCAAGGTTCTTAAACTCGGCAACAGCCTTGCTAATGCCTTTGCCATCAAACTCAGAAATGATTGGGATTGTTACAGCCATTAGCGAGTCAGTCTATTCGTAGTGGCCTCATTGATTTTTTCTACCACTCGACCAAGGTTCTCGTTCACCTGATCGGCGTTGCGTTCGTATGAAGGCCACATCAAACGCGATGGTGCACCGTAAAGCGATGACAGCGCTGACGCCAAACGATTAGGTGCTTTACGGCCTGCCATGTCAAAGATTGTGCCTGCCGGGCTTTTCATCGTGACGCTGAAAACAGCCAGGCTGTTTCCACGCCTGCGATTACTGAAACGCGCAATGATGGATTTGCTGACCGAGCTTTGTGCCCACGGCATGAGCCTGCCGCCTTTCCAATTACGCGACATACCTGACAACGGCAAATTGACAACCTTGCTTCGAGCATCCTTGACAATCGGATCAACGATGGTCTTGAACTCTTTTTTGATTTCCTTGGCAAGCTCAGGTTCCATGCGCTGCAACTCGCGCAGCGTCTCTTTGACACCGACAACAGTTACAGATGTTTCAGCCACGTTGTTGTTGCTTTCTCGCCAGCAGTAACACGGTAGCCAAATCCTCGGAATCAAACTCGATGTCAGGTGGCCACCACCCGGTAGCCAACAGCAGTTCCGCTAACTGGCGGCGGACGCTGTTGCTTCCGTAGGGTTTGCGTGGGCAGTCTCCACTACCTCAAAATCCTCAACGGACACAAGCCAAGTGTCATAATCGCGGCCCTCACGCTTATTGACGTTGAGCTGATGCCACGCCATAAACATGATGTCATCAATGCCGATACCAGCCTGTAGATCGCTGGCGCGGCGCTTGAACTTGCGTTCCCACGCAGCAGCCGTTGCAATTGTCGTTGTGACTTGCTCTGTAACCAACTCTGCTGCTGGTGTCTTGAACGACACCTTGATGGTCAGTTTCACGCCGTCACGTCCTCGACCAGCACGCCGCCTGTGATGGTGATTTCTACTTCGGACAGTTCACCGACCGAGCCATTTACCAAGTCAAGCGACTCAAGGTATCCGCCAGTGATTTGGAACTCAGGGTTGGTCGTTGAAATGCCAGACGAGGTTGGCTTCACTGCGACGTACACGTTGGTGCCGACAAGGCTGGTGAGGTCAACGTACGTACCGGGCGATGCCGAGTACTCCATGAGCAGCGTGGCGGTCACGGTCACGTTGGTGAGGCCACCGACAAACTGGCGGCCAGTGTTGCCAAACGAAGTGGAGTCAAGCGCTTCACGCGACTTG